TTGCCTACCGTCTTTTCTAGTCATAGTACCACTGAGACCAATCTTATACCTAGCGTACATTCCGTCTAATACGTCCGAGAAGGTATTAGCTGTGACGTGATGGCACTCATCTAGGATAACGGTTCCGTACTCCTTTGATATCTTTGGTATGATTTTGGTTAGAGACTGTACATTTCCCACAACAATTGAGTGATCATCGTCGTATTCTCCACTACCTATAATACCAACTGGCATACCATATAGGTTTTGTATTTCTTCTATCCATTGATCGCGTAACATGGTGTTATGACATATGATCAAAGTCTTCTGCCCCAGCTTTCTAGCCAGGTGCAAAGCTACGTAGGTTTTCTTTTTATGGACTATACCATTATCTTATAACTAATGAAGCAGTAGCATACTTCCTATCTAGTCTAGTAGCTACCGTGGAATTTTTATATAATAAATTTATTAAATCTCTACTATCATCCAAGTTTAGGACGATACTGTATACTTGACCTTTTGGGTTTATTTGTAAAGTTACTTCTTGTGGTATTGTTCTATTGATAAATAAACCACATATTTCACGAAATTCTATTAGAAATTCCTCGTTTGCCGAACATAGACTCATACAAACTCTACCGGACGCCTTTTTTTCAAAGTGTCCATCCCCCTCTATATACCCACGTAAAAACTCAAGCATAAGATAATCTTCTTCAAACGAAGGCATCTTATAGGTAAATGTTTTAGCTGGAGTAACATTAAATATATTACTCAAATCTGAGACCATTTGCCTGCTGTTAAACCTGATTCTGTATGCAGAATTTTGCATAAATGGGCATATTTCGTGAGAAGATTGTACTGCTTCTTTAAATTTTACCAAATGCGTAAAATCTTGTTTTTGTAAAGCTAAACCAACCCTACTCCTATCACCCTCTATCCACCCATCTGCTGCCAGAAATCCTGCCCAATAATGCGCTGCTTTTGTACCAGAGGAAAAGAAACTCTCATTCAAATCTTTTTTCTTGGAGTAGTCTAAACCCCAAGATTTTGATCTATAATTTACCTGTCTTTCTGTAAGGTCAAAAGTGTCACCTATTTGGGCAAAGGTTAAACCCATTTCTCTTAATTCTAAAAATTCTTCTTTTGTCATTGTGTACTCCATATGTGGTTTTAGTACTATATAAGATATTCGCCGTGTTATAGCATAAATGCTATCCCAGACCACTTCCGTTCTGGAAGCGCTGTGAGTCTCTGAACCATTTGAAGGCATTCCTGCCGACTCTGGCTGCTGATTATCCTGTTAAGGCCTTCCAGCAATTGAGCGAATTATTGCCCGTTAGTTACCTAACGGCGAGGCAAAACATCTACCCCAGCCAACCATTGCGTTGATAAAGCAGCTATCATCTACTTCATTATACACAGCAATCTGATCATCACGCAGCTCCGATTTAGGGTTAGGAAAAGGCATATCAATTAAAATACGCTTATCCACTATTTCATAATCCTCGGGTATTAAATCCATTCTACCAATTGGTATAGATATAATTTTACCCCCCATCAGTATTTTATAGTTTTTAATTACATCATACATACTGAAATGAGTTAATCCAGGTCTAGGAGGCTTCTTTATTTTGTATGTTAGTATCTTAGTTAGAGCAGTATTTAATTCAGGATTAGAATCTAAATAGATTCTATTTGAAATTATCGCTTTTGGCATTTATCTAGTGCTATCCTGAGTTCGGTTCTTTGAGTAGTATATATCACTTTTTCTTCCATTAACCTTTGTAATTCTCTAGTGCAATGCGAGATTTCCTCATCTAAGCACTTAATCTGATTATCTACCCTATTCCAGTTATTCTGAAGTATTTTCTCAACTACATTAGTTGACAGTAAAATTGTCTCAATCATATTAATTTTCCTTTTAAACTAAGTGTACGTAAACTTTTAGTTTACGTTTTCGTGCAGCAGTAATCATATGTGCAGTACCCTTACTTACTCCATCCCATAAAGCGATTAACGCTACAGCATTGTCCGCCATTTGTATGTTACGAATAAATCCAGCAGTTCTACCAAATTTATTCCAATTTGCCGGATAATATTCCACAGGAATATCATTATCTAGTGCATATTCCTCTCCTAGAGTATCGGCACCTTTAGCTAACCCACAAAGCACTAAAGTAGGCGTCCACCCGCACTGGCTTAGGGCCTCTTGTAACAATTTAGGGTCTGTTACCGTTCTGCCACCCGCTATAATTGTTCTCATTATGCATTCTCGTTAGGATATTTAAGTGCATGTAGTTCATTTAAGCACCTCTGGTATTTATTTTCTAATAATTGCATTTCATCGGTGCACATACGGACCCATCCACCATCCATAATAGACCACTCTATACCTATCATATTCCAATTAGGGTAATAGACAGGGTCTGCGAATCTAAGATATAAATCAGGCCCATCAGAGAAAACTATTTCTTGGTATTCACAGGTTCTAATACTAATCTTTACACCATTCTCCATGATTCTTTCTCCTTATTAGGATATAGTCCATATAGTATCAAGGATTTACCATAATACAAAATACCTGCATAATTAACAGGCTCAGTTGGCGCAAAAAGAGATTTCATACGAGACGAAATTCCTTCTACTTCCACGATACACCCACCGGAATTAACTGGTAATATCTTATTTATCTTATGAAACTTGAGTTTAGCCCTAGTTTTCTTTTTATATAGGAATATCTTTCCTAGAGAGTCAATAAACCAGGTTTTACCGTCCGCTCTTTTTATAAGATCACCAAGAAAAAATATAGCTTCTCTCATTATTAGCAGTTTAGTATCATTGTCCTGCAAAATAAGCCTACGCTCAGCTAGGGTAGGCTTATCTACCGTTTTATCGTCTATAACACGTATGGCTTCGCCTTTTTCAGTGGCATATACATACATAGAACACCCTTCGACTTGCACCGGAGGATGTTTTCTAAGTCGGAATACGGGATAACTGATCTCCATTAAGTTCATAAACTTCCTCAAAGTGCCCGAATGAGTAATCTTGACCTACGTCCTGATCAACTCCGATTGGCGTGCCTGGTATAGAGCATCCACGATCTTTCTGTGTATTTCTCTTCAGAATTTCGCAGTATTCTGCTACACAGTCATCTTTAACTACAGCTACAATACTGTCATGAACTAACATAAAGATTTTTGCATCTAATCCCTTTTGCTTAATTTCATTAGCAGTATCCATTGCCCCTAATAGGTTCACATCGGAAGCAATAGACTGCACTTCGGAATTAATACCTGAGCGAACCTCATGTGCAGCAGTACCTTTGTCAGAACTATATACATTAGGTAGCCTACGCTTACGTCCAAAGAAAGAGTATGTAAAACCATTTGCTCTGATAAAATCTTCTCTAGACTTCAACCAACTTTTCAGTTTACTAAATTTAGTAAAGTAAGCCTTAATATCTTCCTTAGCACGATCAATACCGTAGTATTCACCAGTTGCTTTTGTCACTGTGTCCGACACCTTTTGTGGCCCCGAACCGTACAAACGTCATACTCCACTATTACTAGTGGGACGGACTATACCTTTATCTCTTTTCTCTGATATCATCAACTATTAGTCTATGATATAGAGCATACTTTCTATCAAGATACACACTACTACCGTCATACATATATTGTAATAAAGTCTTAGCATCATTAGTGTTAAATTTTAGTTGCCACTTTGTAGAGCCTTCAAACTCTTGCAAATGTCCACCTAAACTTAACTTATCTTGTAAATAATTAAACAGACCTTCTGAGAAGTGCTTACTGCCGCTACAAAAAGTGGCATAAATACTTGCAGTAACAGAGTTTTTATTGGAGAAACTTTCACAGATACTTCCATCACCATCAAAATAACCTCTTAAAAAATGAGGCATATATTTATTTGGAATCCGAATAAACTTAAGTTTATTCGTTTTATTTGGTACAATACCGTAATTGATGTCTAATACATCACATATATGTGGGCTAGTGAATTCAAAACTGCATCTATAATACTTATCAGTATTTGTAGAGATAGTATGAGTAGACTCTAAAAACGTACGTAGTTTTTCTAAATGATTGATATCATCATAGTTTAACATTATACGTACTCGATGCTTAATGTCTACGCATCCGTCTGCAGCTAAAAAGCCTGCCCAATAGCAGGACTCTTCAGAATAATCATCAAAAGCATTCTCATTACTGATAGTTGGTTTTTTAGTACCCCAACCATTAGTAGAAATAAGTTTTTTTAATTTCCAATCAGGTACTTCAAAAATTTCTGCCATGGCAGCTCTTGTAATACCCTTATTTTTTAACTCTGTATAGTTTGTATAATTTATTTCCATATTACCCTCCTATGTTGTAGAAGGGAGAGATACTCGCCGTGTTATACCTCTCCCAATAATTTTTTGGCTGTGGTGTAATTGTACACTATATCCATAAAATTGTCAAGAGTATTTTTGGTATCCCAGACCACTTCCGTTCTGGAAGCGCTGTGAGTCTCTGAACCATTTGAAGGCATTCCTGCCGACTCTGGCTGCTGATTGACCTTAACTTAATAGTAGGCGTTCCAGCAATTGAGCGAGTTGTTTTTTCTAATTGTCACCAATTAGTGGGACCTTTGTAGGTTAATCCCGAATGAAATAGCTTTGGCAGATTGCCTCATTGACCCAAATAGTTTCTTTACATCCTCTACTTTACATACAAGATCAAATACCATTTTGGCAATTGTGGAGTGAAAATCACCTCCGTCAATAAAAACTTTTTGTAAGTTCTTATCCCCACTCAACACAGCAGCATAGAACATCTCAGCAGTTTGTAAGTCCTGAGATACTATTTTGTACCCGGGCGGAGCTTTAATACATCCTTTAATAAGCGGATCGTCTCTTGGGATTTGTTGAGCATTAAACTTACCACTACTAGACAACCTGCCAGAAGTGGTAAAAATAAGGTTAAAATTAGTACGTATTCTATCATCTGCATCCAATTCCGGTAGAATCTTACTGATGTAAGTACTCTTCATTTTACTTAACTGTCTAACTTTCAGGATAGCTCTAGGTAGTGCGTGATTCTCAGATAATTCTTCTAGGACTTCTGAGTCGGTACTAACGGCTCCGGTAGCTGTAAGTTTACCTGTAGGAGACAATCCCGCATAATCAAATAACAGTTTTCTCAGTTGAGGGACAGAAGCAGGATTAAATCTATCCCCCTGATCCTCCTCTAGTAAAGTAACCTCTTTAAAGCTATAAATATCTGCTTTAGCTTGATTAATCCACGTATCTAAGTATACCTCTGCTTGTTGCATTCTATATTTATCAATAGGGATGCCAACTTCTTCCATATTCATTAGGAATAAAGTACCGGGAATCAGTAACTCACTATATACTTTTAGTAATTTTGGATTTTTTTGTACAATAGGCCAGAATTTGAAAAATAATTCAAACGTAACCGCTGTATCAATAGCGGCATACTTACTAATGATATCAAAAGGGATAAGATCATATGTGAACTCAGATACTGAAATATTATGCAAAGAACAGTATTGCTTTTTAAATGCATCTAGTTCTGCGTCGTAATCCCCATAGTCAGTATGTTTTAAAGCTAATTCCTTTAATCCGTGTCCTTCGTTTTCATCCAATACATAGTGCATAACCATTGTGTCATGCACTTTAGAATCATTGAATGTAATACCTAAATGGTAGTTCATCATCCTATAGTCGAACTTCATGTTATGAAAGATGACATAATTCGTATCTAGAATCTGTTGCAAAAAAACTAGATTCTCTCCATCTAGCACATCGGCAGAAATATATCTACCATGATATGCTTTGTATGATAGAGGTACTCCGATTACGTACCCATTCCGTACATATAGAGCAGTAGTTTCAGTATCTACCGCCACATAACCATTAGCATGCTGAATAACCTCTAATAGAAACTCTCTAGCTTCTTCATAATTATCGATTCCCTTGAAGTCACCAGTTATACTAGAATTGATAATTTTTCCTTCTAGATATGAATGAAGTCTGCTGACTGATTTCTCAAAAGCGGGTTTGCCTTCCGGTTTAAAATGTAACATTGCTGGATTAGTGATGCAAATAAACTTATCGTGCATTAGCTGACCAGCAAAGTCAGTCACCGATGTGACTTTTGCGTATTCCTTAGCAGCCTCACTACCTACCAGAATTACGAAATCGTATTCACTATGATCAAATTCAAGGTCTACATCCTTTTTTAACAATTTAGGGATTGGGACAGAACTCATGTGGAATTCATCAAAATCAAATTTGAAATAGTCTGAGTATCTATTTTTACTGGGTGCTTTGTCTATTAGAGCTATTTTCATTATTTTGTATATATTTAATTAACATATCTACTGTTTCTTGGTTAAAATCACCAGGATCTTCACCTTCTTCTACTTCTAGTATTTCACATAGCAGATCAGCCGCCTCAATTAAAGGCTTTAGCTTCGTTGCCGCACTACGTCCTGCTTCATCACCGTCGTATAATATGTATACTTTAGTAATCCCCATTATTTTGTATTGCATTAACTTATCTGCAACATCTTTCATTAACATACCGGTGCCGAAAGTACATACTACGTTTTTTAGTCCTTTGTCATAGCAGTTCAGCATATCAAATATTCCTTCAACTATAACAATACTATTAGTATGTACATCTAGTTTAGCAGGAAATAACGGGATAGTACACCCAGCCGGCGAATTTTGGTATCTATGTCCAGAATCTGAAAACATATGCCTACCTACGTAACATACTGTTTTTCCTCTAACGTCGGTTATGGGGAAGACCAG